GACGCCTCGATCACAACGGCTCAGATTGCCAATGCCGCTATCACCAACGCGCTGATCGCCAATCAGTCAGTCACGAATGCACATATCGTGAACGGAACGATCACCCAGGCGAACCTGGGCAACGCCATCATCGGCACCGCGCAGATCCAAAACGCTGCTATCACCAGTGCCAAGATCGGCAATGCGCAGATCGGCTCAGCGCAGATTGCGGACCTATCCGTTCAGTCGGCGCACATCGCGAACCTCGCGGTTGGGACCACTCAGGTAGCCAACAACGCAATTACCGACAGCGCGCAAGTCACCTCGAACACTACCGACACCAGCTTCAACTATGTAAGCAACGGCGGTGTGCTGGTCATTCAGGCAGCCATAAACCCCCTGGGGGGCACGGGTGGGCAGTACACGACCACACTATCAGTGGACGGTGTCGTTGTGGATACCGCGACCTATGCCCAGCCATCTAGGTCGAACATGGTAGCGATTCAGTCCCCGGCGGCGGGTACCCACGCCATCAGTTGCTCAGTATCTGGCGGCGGCGTCATCAGCACCAAGACCCTTCTGTTCCTCGTGGAATACAAGAAGTAGTCGTCAAATCCAACCAATCAGCTTGAGGAGATTCCATGATTCCCCAAAGACAACCCACGGCCACCGAACAGGTCACCGCAGTCCGCGACCAGCTACTCCAGGCGTACACCCGCAAGCATGACCTCGAAGGTCAGCTCAAGCAGACCGAGGATCAGATCAACGCGCTCCGCAACTTCATGAGCGCCATCCCAGTTGGCCAGAAGCTGGAGCAGGAAGTCCAGGCCGAGCTGCATCTGCCGCAAGTGCCCCCTACCAAGTAACCGGAGCTTCCCGTGACGGTCACGTCGAACATCACCAATGCGCAACTCGCGGCGCAGATCCAGGCGCTAATCACGTCCTGGCAGACGCGCGAGAACCAGATGATCGCGTGGCTCGCGGGTGTCGTTGGCGGAGGCGACTACCACAACGGGACGTACCCGCTGTCGGACGCCTTCGGGAACGTCAAGTACATCGAGTCGCCCGCGCAGATGGAAGCCGATGTCACCGGCACGGTGGACTCAGCGACCACGCAGGCAACCGCAGCGGCGGCATCGGCTACCACAGCGTCAGCCGCGCAGGCCGCAGCGATCACCGCGCGGAACCTCGCGTCCACCTACGCCACCAATGCGGCCGCCTCCGCGACCCAGGCGGCGAACTCCCAGAGTGCCGCAGCGGGCAGCGCAGCGAGCGCGTTGGCGTCGAAGAACGCCGCCGGCACCAGCGCCACGTCGGCCACCAGCTCGGCCTCAGCCGCCAGCACCAGCGCCACGAACGCGGCAACCTCAGCATCGGCCGCGAGCGCCAGCGCCGCGAGCGCAGCCAATAGCGCCTCTGCCGCTGCCACCTCCGCCTCTCAGGCGGCTACGTTCAACCCGGCCCTGTATGCCCTACTCAGCGGCGCCACGTTCACCGGCAACCTGACGTTCACCGGTCAGGGCCGCGTCCTCAACGGGCCGAACAACACTGGCATCTACCTAGACTATTCAGGTGATGGCTGCATGTACGTAGACTCCCAGAATGGAATCTACCTGCGGCAAAGCGGTGGTGCTTCGCTGGCCCACTGGGACACTAATGCTGCCTTCTGGAATAGCGGCAACATCGTAGCCGGCGCTTACTACTACACGAACAACGGTGCCACTAGACAGGTCATCGAGGATAGCAATGATGGCTGGCTGAGGATCAATCCGGCTGGCAACTTCAGCAACGGCATATACACACCCGGCAGCCTCCGAGTAGACGGCTCCCTCTATACCTACCTCGGCAACGGCACGAACGCCTTCCTCCACCACGCCAGCGGGCACGCCTCGGGGAACATCTACGTGTCCACAGCGGCCCCTTCAGGTGGAGCTGACGGGGACATCTGGCTCCAGTACGTGTAACCGTGCCCGCCACAATCAACCTGGGCGGGGCTCAGCATAGCTTCTCCCCGTTCACGAACATCAGCGGCGTCTGGCATTCCATAGCCGAAGTGTATGTGAACATTGGAGGCACTTGGCGCACAGCCTACGTAGCCATCTCCATTTCACCTACCAGGGCCGCAAAGATCGGCAAAGCGGCGAGCGGCTCCTTCAATTTCACCGTGACCGCACCAGCGGGGTCAACCTACGCATGGTCGGTGGATGCGCATGGCACGCTCTCGGCAGGCCAGGGTACCTCGGTGGCAACCGTTACCGTAGACGACAGCGGCTCCACTACCACCTCTACCGTGACCTGCAATGTCACCTTCGCCGGACATGTGTTCACCGTCACGGCAACTGCATCATACACTTACAACACCGGAACCAATTGATGAACATCCCCGACGCGCTCCGACAGGGCGCGGTAGGTATCGGCTGCACGCTCGCCTTGGCGCTAGGCGGTGCAGTCGTCACCTCGTCCCGCGACAACGCCGTACAGGACCAGCAGATCACTGTCATCCAGCACCACGAGAAGAACCTCGATGACACCCTGACGGAACTTAGCAAGGACGTATCACAGCTCAACGTCAACGTCGCCGTACTGAACCAAAGGCTCGCCGATGGCAAACGGTAAGGCCACTGACGAGGACTTTGGCACGCTACACCAGTTCGTTGCCGAACAGCTCCTGGCTGAACTCAAGATCGCCAACAGCCGCCCGGCGTGTTCCGAGTGCGGCAGCAAGCCGGGCATCGCCCCTACTCTCTTCGCCCAGGCAATCAAGTTCCTCAAAGACAATGGCATCGACCAGCCGGCCCGCTCGGGCAACAAGGTCGACGCACTGAAGAACGCGATGCCAACTTTCGACGACGACAATGTCGTCACCTTCCCCTCCAACAGGTAATCCATGTCCACCATTCAGAATCCCGAAGTCGTCGACGTCCGTCGTATTCGCACCACCGGCACGGGCGATGCAACCGTCACCGTTCCCTCAGGAACGACCGTCCCGACAGCGGGCGGCAACGTCGTCACCAACGCCGCTGCGAGCGTGACGGCCACCGTGTCGATTCCCCAAGCGATTGATGCAATCGCAGCTGCGGCCGTCTCTGTGCGCAACGCACACAACCAGGGCGCAGTCGAGCGCGTTCTCGACCTCCTGCGCGAAGTCGTGTACGCGGCCCGCGAGATCTAATCTCGCCGCGCTCGCCGGGCCACGGAAGGCCCTCTGAGGAGATCCTTTGATCTACGAATTTCAGTGCCCACACGGGCACGTCACGGAGGCGTCTGTCCCGATGGGAACCAAGACGTGGCCGTGCGATGCATGCGTCGCGCTCGCTCGCGCTGGCGCACTAGACCCCGAGCGGGTCTACCTAGCGACACGCATTCTGTCCCCCACGCGGACCACGTTCGTATTCGCCGACACACACCGGAGGTAACCAGTGGGCGAACCTAAGGTGTACCCCGAGTGGGTCACAACTGACAGCGAAAAGAAGATCCACGACGACTTCGTCTACTTCGTCTGGATGCTCTGGCGTCACCTGAAGCTGCCCAACCCGACGAAGCGCCAACGCGCGATGGCACGCTTCCTCCAGCAGGGGCCGCGCCGCATCCTCATCATGGCGTGGCGTGGCGCCGCGAAGACCTTCATCACCTGCGCGTACGCCCTGTGGTGCCTCTATCGGAACCCGCAGGAGCGCATCAAGATCATCTCGGCGAACGAGGAGAAGGCCAAGGACAACGCCGTCTTCATCCGCCGCCTGATCGACGAGGTGCCTGAGCTGCAGTTCCTGCGGCCACGCGGCGCGCAGCGTACGTCCGTCCTGGCGTTCGACGTCGGGCCGGCCGATGCTGCACCTACACCATCCGTCAGTGCACTCGGCATCACCGGCCAGCTCACTGGTGGCCGCGCCTCGATCCTCATCTCCGACGACGTTGAAGTCCCGAAGAACTCGTGGACCGAGTCGATGCGCGAGAGGCTCGCGGAGCTGATCAAGGAGTACGACGCGCTGATCGTTCCGGGCGGCCGGATCATCTACCTCGGCACTCCACAGACCGAGCAGTCGATTTACAACATCGTCCGCAAGCGCGGCTACGAGTGCCGCATCTGGCCCGCCCGCTACCCGGCTTCCGATCTGGTGGTCAAGTACGACGGCGCACTGGCGCCCGACGTGGTCACTGACTTGAAGGCCGGTGCCAAGGTGGGCACCTCCATAGAGCCCGAGCGGTTCTCCGATCTGGACCTCGCTGAGCGCGAGGCGGTCTACGCGAAGTCCGGCTTCGCCCTGCAGTTCATGCTCGATACGTCCCTCAGCGACGCCGAGCGCTACCCGCTGAAGCAGGCCGACCTGATCTACTTCGACTGCCAGCAGGACATCCTCGATACTCAGGGCAAGGTGATCCAGCGGGCAGAAGCCCCCGTACGCCTCGCCTGGGCCTCGGACAGCCGCCTAGCTGTCACGGCAGTAGCCAACCTAGGGTTCGCTGGGGACCGCCTATATCGCCCCCTGCACGCCTCTGAGACGCGCTCTGCGTACACCGGAGCTGTCCTCGTCATCGACCCCTCGGGGCGCGGCAAGGATCACACCGCTGTGTGCGTGGTGAAGTCCCTGGACGGGCAGCTTTACCTGACCTCAATGAAGGGCTTCAAGGGCGGCTATGAGCCCGACACTCTGCAGGCCATCGTGGACCTCGCGCTGGTCCAGCAGGTGAAGCACGTCGTCATCGAGAGCAACTTCGGGGACGGCATGTTTCAGAAGCTGATCGAGCCCTACTTCGCCCGCACGTACCCCTGCACGATTGAGGAATGGCGGGCGACGGGCCGAAAAGAGCTGCGCATCATCGATT